ACATATAAACACCTATTAGGAGATACTAAACTATATGTAATGGAGAATCTACCAAAAGCTACTGACCAACAAATAGAACTGATAGAAGAAATACTATTAGGATGAAAATAACAAACGAGGACAATATGGAGTTAATGGCAAGGTATGAAGATAACTACTTTGACCTTGCAATAGTAGACCCTCCTTATGGGATTGGAGTAGATGGAAATAAAGAACAAAGACGGTCAGATGGAAGTTTATGTCGAAAAGCACACAAACTAAAAGGCTGGGATAGTGAAATACCAAATAAGGATTATTTTAAAGAGTTATTTAGAGTTAGTAAAAATCAAATTATTTGGGGTGGAAACTATTTTACAGAGTATTTAAAACCTACAAAGGCTTGGATTTTTTGGTATAAAGCACAACAAGGTTTGACAATGAGTGATGGAGAGTTGGCTTGGACAAGTTTAAAAAAAGTTACAAGAATGTATAAGTTACATAGAACTCATTTATGGCAAGAAAAACCACAACACCCAACACAAAAACCAGTTAAGCTTTACGAATGGCTTTTAATGAATTATGCAAAAGTGGGTGATAAAATTTTAGATACACATTTAGGAAGTGGCTCGATAGCAATAGCTTGTCATAATTTAGGATATGACCTTACAGCTTGTGAATTAGATAAAGAGTATTATGAAGCAGCTATGAAAAGAATAGAACAACATAAAGCACAACAAAGATTATTCTAAAAAAAATTAATTCTGTTTATATATTAATAGTTTGATTAATCAAAGTTTTTCAAAATATGAAAGTAGAAAATAGAGGAGGCTCAAGACAAGGTGCTGGTAGAAAACCAAAAGCACAAGAGCAAAAGTTAATAGAACGCTTAGACAACTTAATAGACAAAGACGAAGCAATAGGTAAACTAGGGGAACTAGTAAGGAAAGGCGATATGAGAGCCATACAAGCCTATTTAAGCTATCGTTATGGAAAACCTAAAGAAAGCGTAGACATAAACTCCAGCGATGGTTTAAACATCAATTTTAGAGATTTAATAAAGTTCGTTGATTGAGATACACAATAAATACAAACCTATACTTAGTGAAGATAGTAGGTACTTTATAGTTAGTGGGGGTAGAGGTAGTGGTAAGTCTTTTACTATCAATGCCCTCTTAGTTATGCTTACATACGAGCAAGGACACACAATCCTATTCACTCGTTATACATTAACCTCAGCATACATATCAATCATACCAGAGTTTATAGCAAAATTAGAACTTTTTAACTGTGTACACGACTTCCACATAACAAAGGACGAGATACTAAACAAAAAGACAGGAAGCAAGATAATCTTTAGAGGTATTAAAACGTCAAGTGGCGACCAGACTGCAAACCTTAAATCTCTGCAAGGTATTACAACTTGGGTAGTAGATGAAGCTGAGGAACTAACAGACGAACAGAAGTTTGACACTATAGACTTATCAGTAAGACAACAAGGTAAACAAAATAGAGTTATCCTAATACTAAACCCAACTACAAAAGAACACTTTATATATACACGCTTCTTTGAGGATAGAGGCATACAGGAGGGTAGCAATAAAACAAAAGAAAACACTACCTATATACACACCACATACTTAGACAACATAGACAACTTATCTAAAAGCTATATAGACCAAATAGACCAGATGAGGTCAAGACGACCAGAGAAATACAAACAACAGATGTTAGGTGCTTGGATGTCTAAAGCTGAGGGTGTTATATTTAGCAACTGGACTATAGGAAAGTTTAAAAGAAGTAGTGTAAGTGTATGGGGACAAGATTACGGATTTGCAGCAGACCCATCTACATTAGTTGAGGTAAACATAGACAAAGCCAATAAGACAATATATCTAAAAGAGTGCTTTTACTTACAAAGACTTACGACCTCACAAATAGCAGAACTAAATCTTAAACACGCTAATACTGGTTTGATTGTAGGAGATAGTGCAGAGCCAAGACTTATACACGAAATAAGAGCCAAAGGGTGTAACGTAAAGCCAAGTATAAAAGGTCAAGGTAGTGTTACATACGGAATAAGCCTACTACAAGACTATGACTTAGTGGTAAGTCCAGATAGTACAAACCTCATCAAAGAACTAAACAACTATAGATGGTTAGAAAGAAAAAGCAATACACCAGTAGATGCTTATTGCCACCTCATTGATGCAATTAGATACGCTGTAGGCTATCAATTACAAAATCCTAATAGAGGTAAGTATATTGTTCACTAAAATAATTTAAAAACGTTTATATATTAGTATGAAAGTTAATCTAAGAATACCCACAACTTTAAATGATGTAACTCTTAAACAATACCAAGAGTTTGCAAAGTTAGAAAGCAAGTTAGACCAAACTAATGATGCTGCGATACAACTAAAGATAGTAGAGATATTTTGTGATGTGCCAGAGATATTAGTAAGGAATATGAAAGCTACTGACATAGCTGAAATATGCGAGATAATAAATACTATGTTTGATGCACAACACCAACTTATAAATAGGTTTACACTTAATGGTGTGGAATATGGCTTTATACCAGAGTTAGACGATATGTCTTTTGGAGAGTATATGGACTTAGATACTTTCATAGGAGATAATGATAATTTACATAGAGCAGTAAATGTATTGTTTAGACCAATAGAACACAAGAGAGGTCATAGATACAAGATAAAAGACTATAACCCAGATACAAGCGAAGAAGCAAAAGAATTTCCTTTAGATGTAGTATTAGGTGCTATTGTTTTTTTTTACAATTTAGGCAAAGACTTATCGACGGTTATGCTGAACTCTTTGGACAAGAAGAACGAGAAAGCTTTAGCACAACATCTGCTTTCACAGCCAAATGGGGATGGTTTAATGCACTCTATGGAATATCTAACGGAGATATTACAAAATTTGAAAATATCACTAAACTAAACGTGCATCAATGCTTAACGTATTTAGAATATACAAAAGAGAAAAACGATATAGAAGCAGCAAGAATTAAAAACAAATTTAAATGAGCCAAACAGGGATAAGAGGATTTTACCAATTAACAGAAACGATTAAGACACAACTCTTAAGTGATGTTAACGTAAACACAGTAACAACAGGAGATATATTCGACATAGACTTATCTAAGCAAAGTATATTTCCTTTATGTCATATTATCATAAACAACGTTACAACACAAGAACAAGTATTGTTGTTTAACATAACTGTTATGGCTATGGATATAGTAGACGAAAGTAAGAAAGAAACAACAGACATATTCAGAGGCAACAATAATGAACAAGATGTACTTAACACACAATTAGCTGTATTGAATAAACTCGTAATGGTATTACGCAGAGGTACACTATATAGTGATAAATTCCAATTAGAGGGAGATGCTACATTAGAGCCTTTTTATGAAAGGTTTGATAATAGACTTGCTGGGTTTGCTGCTACTATGGATATTGTAATACATAATGATATTGATATATGTTAGCAGATAAGTATTTAAGAGATGAGCTAAATAAGTTTGCTAAGTATGTTATACAACAATCACGAAGCAATCTATCTAAAGGCAAAAAGAACGTATCTAAGGAACTATATAATAGTTTAGGGTATGAAATAAGTCAAAATGGGTCATCAATGTCCTTAGGCTTTAATATGGTTGATTATGGTAAGTTCCAAGATAGGGGTGTTAAGGGTGCTGATCCAAGTAGGTTATCGCCTAATGCTAAAATAACTGGGCAGCAAGCAGCAAACTCACCATTTAGGTTTGGTACAAAAAGTTCAGCTGGTACTTTTAAGCAGTTTGTTAAACGGATGTCATTGTTTGCTAAACAAAAAAACATTAGGTTCAGGGAATTTAAAACAGTAAAAGGTAAAAGGGTATCAACTGGGCGTTATGCAAAAGGCGGTTTTGATGCTGTTGGTTACATAATAGCTAGCAATATTTATAATCGTGGTATAAAGCCAAGTATGTTTTTTACAAAGCCTTTTGCTGCTGCATTTAAGAGATTTCCAGATGAATTAGTAGAAGCATACTCAATAGGAATAGAGAAACAAATACAAGTAAACATAAACAAATGAGCAAGATAAACGTAAGAAGTCCATATTATATATACGATACAGTAGCTAATTTAACAAGCGATAAAATAGATATATACATATATACTGGAACACAAGGTAGTAGACCAACTACACCCACATATCAATTAACTAGTAACGCAATAGACAACAAGGTTACTTTTGAGATAAGCGAATTAATAAAAGATTATTTTACAAATAATTTTGATGGAGATTACGTAAGTGATTTCTTTTGGGTTGATTACGAAATATACAGAAGCGTAAGTGGAGGTGCTTATGTTAGCCAAGGAATAGTATTAAACAAAGGTTTTTATGGTTATGGATTTTTTGAAGATGGTGCAAACCCACAAAACTTACAGGGTCTATTACAATCTAATACAACAATAGTAAAGTTAGATGATGCACCAGCTACAATAGCTGTAGACACCTCAACAACAACTCAAGTAACATACGAACTAAACGGACAACAAGTATATACAAAAGCTATAAGTTCAAGCACAAACAGTAATGCACAAATAGAATACGTTACAAGTGGTGTAAATGGCTCTGATGAATTTGAGGATAGAGTGATACAAGATGGTGGTGTATTTGAGGGTAGCGATTGTTTAAGTGAGTTCTCTAAAGAATATACATTATTTGACTTTGACACTATATATGTAGATACTACAAGTGGTGTAACTAAGCTAACAGTCAAAAGCGAAAGCGAATGTAAGTTTACACCATACAAAGTAACATTCATAAACAAGTTCGGTGTATTACAGGACATATGGTTTTTCAAACGTACTAATGAAGCACTTACAACTAAAACAGAGAAGTTTAAAAGAAACATAATTAGCAACGCTACTTATAACATAAGCAACCATCAAGATAAAACACTTACAAAGAATGGTAAAGAGAGACTAACTCTAAACACAGGATATTATCCAGAGGCATATAACGATGTATTTAAAGAGATGCAATTAAGTGAGGATTGTTGGATAGAGATAAACTCACAGACACTACCAATACAAGTAACAAGCAGTTCTTTAGCATATAAGACACAACTAAACGACAAGATAATAAATTACACAATAGAAGTTGAATTTGCTTTTGACACTATAAACAACATACGTTAATGCAGATAATAGAACTATATATATTAGATACTAAAGTAGATTTATTTAGAGATGAAAGTATTACTATAACTGATACTATACAAAATGTAAAAGATATAAGTAAAATATTTACACCTTTTTCACAACAATTTAATCTGCCAGCTTCTAAAACAAATAATAAGTTATTTAAGCACTATTATAATTTTGAGATAGATGGATCATTTGACGCTAGATATAAAGCTAATGCAGAAATAAAACTAAATGGTGTTACTTATAAAATAGGTAAAATAAGATTAAATAGTTCAAGCTTAAAGAATAATGCACCTTACTCATATAAAGTAGTTTTTTTTAGTGATACTATAGAACTTAAAGAGGTGTTAGCAGAGGATCTATTAAGTGATTTAACTTATGATGATGCAATGAGCTTTACTTATGATAATACTGAAATTTATAATAGATTTACTACTTTAAATGGCGATGTAGTTGTTCCTTTAATTACACATAGTGCTAGGTTTCAAATGCACAGTAATGGTACTTACGAAGATTTAAATAACAATAAACTAACTTATTTAGATTTAAAACCAGCAGTAAAAGTAAAAAAGGTTATAGAAGCAATAGAGACTTCTTATCCAGAGATTGAATTTAGTAGTAACTTTTTTAATAGTAACGATTTCAATAATATCTACTTATGGCTACACAGAAATAAAGGATATATCTCTAATGCAACAGAGGGAGGAAGTATATTTACAATCACTAATAGATTACATTTAACAACCACTCCAGATCCTACTTGGGATTTTGATAGTGGTGTAGAACAAAGACCATTAATAGGTGGTAATAATATTGGAGGAGGTACAACTACTTCTGTAGAGCAAAGATATATATTTACTTATACTTTAAATACATCAAGTACCGATCCTTATACTGTATTAATAGGAGATTCTGGTCAATATATTAATGAAACATTAGA